CCGGCAACCGAGGCGCTGCATCAGCTACCGGCGACTATGGTGCTGCATCAGCTACCGGCGACTATGGTGCTGCATCAGCTACCGGCTACTATGGTGCTGCATCAGCTACCGGCTACCAAGGCGCTGCATCAGCTACCGGCGACTATGGTGCTGCATCAGCTACCGGCAAAGAAAGCATAGCCCTTGCTACCGGAAAGGATTGCAAGGCAAAGGGAGCATTAGGATGCTGGATTGTGCTTACTGAACGTGGAGAATGGGACGGGAGCACTTATCCTATCATTTCAGTCAAAGCGTTCAAAGTAGACGGTAAGTCAATCAAAGAAGATGCATTCTATACTTTAATAAATGGAGAAGCAGTGGAAATGAAATAGCAATTTATTCCAGCCGCATCAAAGGTAGTGCTATTACCGTACTAAAAGCCGTGAGAGAAGCGAAGTGCGCACCGCTTCCCTTTAACCTTGTACGGGCGGTTTAAAAACACAATACAATGGAAAATGAACTTGAAGAACTGTACAAGGAGCTGAACGAAGTCAAAGCTTGTGATTTGGATTATCTTCCCAAATACGACTATTCTTCAAAAGAAGAAATCATTCAGCTTATAGAGGAAGACATTGAGGAGTTACGCGCAGAACTCGAATGTAATCAATATGATTATACACCTGACGAATTCGAAGATGAAAGGATGTTTCTTTGCGTTAGTCAAGGGTTATCAAGATATTGTTGAATTAAAAATTTATCATATTATGGGATTAGAAAATTACGAAGTGCTTCCTGTAGAAGCGCAGGATGTACAAATCGTACAGGTAGATGCAGTTGAACGCGCCAGTGTTGACAGTCAAGTGGCAACAGCTAAACAATATCCAAGAAGTATTAAAAGATGCGTTGACAATTCTATCGCTATAGCAACAATGGATGTTGAGACGGCGCAAAGCTGCGGGTATGCGTTACCTCGTGGTGGGAAACCTATTACCGGCCCATCTGTGCACCTCGCCAAGATTATTGCATCTAACTGGGGGAACATAAGGACAGAAGCCAAGGTGGTTCAAATCACCGATAAGCAGATAATCAGTAGAGGAACCTGCTGGGATTTGGAAGCGAACGTAGCTTCCGCCTTTGAAGTTCGCAGAAGTATTGTCAATAGCAAAGGACAACGTTTTTCTGATGATATGATTACCGTTACTGGGAATGCAGCAAACAGTATTGCATACAGAAATGCGGTGTTTGCGGTCGTTCCAAAAGCGGTCGTTGAGAAAGTTTATAGGGCTGCGCAAAAGTTCATCACTGGCGATTTGTCTGATGAAGAAAAAATAATCAAGAGAAGAAAAGGAGCAATAGATTTTTTATTTGACGAATACGGAATTACAGAAGAGGAAACAATCAAGTTGTGTGGTAAACAGACAATCAATCAGATTAAAGCAGATGAAATCGCACTACTTCTTGGAATTGTTCAGTCCCTGAAAGACGGAGATACTACTGTTGATGAACTTATGAAACCAATCAGAGGAAGTAAGGAAGCAAAGAAAGAAGCTATGAAAAAAGCAATGAAGCCAGTAATTGATAAGACAACAGGTGAAATCTTTAGCCAGCCCGCACAATGATAGAACAAGGTTCAAAGGAATGGCTGGTGTCCCGCTTGGGAAAGATAACTGGTAGCCGCATTGGTGACCTTATGACAAGCGGAAAGAGAGGGGAATTGTTTGGAAAGACAGCCCTTTCCTATATATATGAAGTCGCAGCAGAGCGTAATATTCTTCCTAAATATATTGAAGATGATTATCTGTTTGAGATATACCAAAACCAGGTAAGCATCAACAACAAGTTTATAGAGTTTGGGCATGATAATGAGGATTTCGCAGCCGAATGTTATCAGCTTGTTACCGGATGCGAACTTGAAGAGTGCGAAAGCATACAACATCCTACAATACCTTATTTCTCAGCTTCTCCCGACCGGATAGCGATTAGGAATGGCACAAGAAAGGTGGTAGAGGTGAAATGTCCTTTGCCTAAAACATTCATAGAATACATGGCAGAGGTTAAGGATAACGAAACTCTGAAAGCTGTTAATCCTAAATATTTCTACCAAGTACAAGCGGAGATGTCCTGTACGGGTTTGGGCAAAGCCGATTTTGTCGTTTTCTGCCCGTTCTTGAAGCATAGCATTCACATTGTAGAGATAACAAGGGACGATGCCGTAATCGCTGAATTTGAGAGACGGATAACCGAAGCAAACAAAATCATTAATCAAATACTGAATAGAAAATGAATTTAACCGGAAGCGTAAATTTGCTAAAGCTCGAAAAAGCGGGCATAGCAACAATCAAGAATAAGAAATGCGTTGTCATTCCGATAGAAGAAAACGACCTTTATGTAAGTATGGACGAGAACCTGAAAGCAAAAGCCGTCTATCTTAACGTTAATATTAATGAGCGTAGAGAGCCGAGCCAATACGGCAATACCCATTACTGCAAACAATGCTTATCAAAGCAGTATAAGGATGCGAACAAGACAGAAGCAGAAGCCAAGTCAAAGATTTACTTGGGAGACTTCAAGCCTTATGAGTTTGAGGGTTCCGGGAATGCCGCAGCTACGGTGGAAGCGCCAACCTTACAGACCGACGGGGAAGACGACCTCCCGTTCTGATGTGTAACCTATAAACATATAATATCATGCTGTACGAATTTAAGCTAAAAGTAAACAAGGTTAACGAGAAAGGTGATGAAAAGGAATTCACCGAACATTACATAACCGATGATGAGCTTTTCGGTCATGTGGAATTAAAAGGCAATGAGCTATACAACGGTGAGTGTGATGTTTTCGCAATCAGCCGGAGTAAGATACGTGAGATTGTCAATGAGAAGCAGGAAGATGAGTTCTTTTATAAGGTCACTCTTGTTGAGATTTTCGTAGACGAAAACGGGAAAGAAAAAGAGAACAAATATTATGTTCTAATAGCAGCAAAAGACATGGACGATGCCAACAGAAAGGCGGCGGAATACATGAAACAGGGGCTTCAAGACATGAAGCTGGACGCTATTGCAAAGACAAAGATTTTAGACTTGATATAATTAACCGAAAGCCCTCTGCTCACGCAGAAGTCCCGTGAAAGGTTCGGGTTAAGTGATTTAATTTCAGCTAACAGTTAACTATCCCGGTGTGGCTTGACCGCCTATCCGGGAGCGATAGCCTGTGAAGGTGTTTTTGGGAAATAATTTTATCCATACAATCTCGCCAAGCCCAACCAGGATTACGCCAATGGCACTGTATACGGGGACTGACGAGAAAATGGGGAATATGATAGCGTTGAACGTATTGGGCGGTTATTCTTTTTGATTGCCAATTATTTTGTTTTAAAATTAGTATTAGTTATTCATTAGTTTATTATCCTTTACCATCCAGCAAAATAACGTGTTCTGTTCGATTCGGAACTTCCCCACTAATACAATCCATTATGAAACTTACAGTAACCAAATCCGAAGGTGCAATCATTCAGAAGCTTATCGCAGACCGAAAGTCAGACATTCATAATATTGGAGGTGACAGCAAGCAGGCAGAGCGTCTAAGTAAGTTGAACAAGAAGATTGCAAGGCAGATAAAGAAACAATACAAGACATGAGTCCTTACGTAATAACTTCTGCGATTCTTATTACCTATGACGGAAAGAAGATACCGTTGGAAAACATAGAAAGTGAAATAATGACCCGACCTATCCAGTTGACTAAGGAGAGGATACTCGATGCTTTCTCCATGATGAAAGATAAGCCGGTGGATGTGGAACTTAAAATCAAATATATATGAAGAAAAAAAGAGAGTATATTACAATCACAACCGAGACGGACATATATATAGAAGATTATCTCGATGATTTTATGACCGTTGCCTCTGATGAAGATTTGATTGAAGAAATAGAAAAACGAGGGCATGTGGTATATAAAAAAGGAATTCCCATTACTCCTTTTGGAGGGCAACCTATTGAATTTAACAATCCGACCGATTTAAAAAGGCATTTATGCGACATAGCTAATGCCGGCTATTGTATATCCAATGAAGAACTTATCAATGAAATAAAATTAAAACTACCATAATTTGCATGAGACATTTAGAAGACAAACTCCAAAAAGCTTGCGTAAAGTGGTTTGATTACGCATATCCTAAATATAGACTAACTCTCCATCACTCTCCAAATGGCGGAAAACGCAATTCCATTGAAGCTGCAAAGTTCAAGCAGATGGGCGTTCGTGCAGGATTCCCCGATTTGATACTTCTTATACCGAATAAGTTTTATCCTTTCTGTGGGGTAGAATTAAAGACTAAAACAGGCAGGCAGTCGGAGAATCAGAAAGCCTATCAGAAGGAGTTTGAAAGTATCGGCGCCAAATATGTCGTTGTTCGGTCACTTGACGAGTTTATCAATGTGGTGGAAGACTATTTGAAAGATGTATGATAACAATAAAAGATAGCTTTAAAGTTCCCTCAATCAAAGAAGTTGTCAAAGAGATAGAGCATATACCGAAATGTCCCCGAAGCGGGGAGATGAACATTTTGCATTTATACATGGATAGAAAGCGTTTATTTATTTCCGACAATTACAGCAGTAAAGAAAATGGTAGAAAAAGCAAAAAAGAAATCTTTCATTTTTAATGTTGAATGGCAAGAGATACTATTAGGTTACCCATCGGAGGTCAGACTTGAAGTGTACGATGCAATCATTGAGTATGTTGCATCGGGGACAATTTTGGAGCTGAAACCAATGGCTAAAATGGCATTCTCCTTCATTAAAAAAGAAATAGATTACAATACCTGCAAGTACAATGATATTGTGGCAAAACGAAGCGAAGCGGGGAAAAAAGCAATGAATAAACGCTACAATAAAGATGTAACAAATCTAACAAATGATAGCAAATCTAACAAATGCTATCAAGACGCAACAAATCTAACTGTTAATGATAATGTTAATGTTAATGAATCTCCTAACGGAGATAAAGTAGATGCTTTTCTCCCGGAAATATCAGACAAGCCTCTAAAAGAATGTTATGAGGAATTATCTGCCAATAGTTCATGGATAGAAACCGTTGTAATAAACAAGAGGTCTGCCGGACATCAGGACTTTACCCTGGAACATTTCCAGGAATATCTCAAAAAATTCTTTGAAAAACTTCAAAATGAGGGAGAAGTCCGTAAAAGCCCTAAAGACGGCATGGCTCATTTTGTTAGGTGGCTGGATATTGAACTCGGGAAGTCCAAAACGGACATATATAAGGCGGCGAACGAACAGTTATTGTTGTCTGTCAAAGAGGACAAGAAAGGGTACTACCAATTCTTGTCGTACATCAAGAGGCAAGCTCCGTATTGTTTTTCAAATATGCGGCTGCCTACCGAAGAAGAGTTCTTGCTACTACGGGGTAAATACGGGAATGAGATGTTTAAAAGCGCATTGCGCACCATTGAAGGCAGGTCAGACATACGTTCTAAATGGGATGTCTTGTATTATGCTGTCTTAAAACAAATTGAATATCAAAATGGAAGTTAATGTACAATTACGTGATGAGGAAGCAGAGAAAATCGTTCTCGGTACTATCATAGCAGAGCGTGATGCCATAGAAATGGTAAGGGATATTCTAACCGAAGAATGCTTCTATAATCCGTTCCATGCGGAGATATACAAGGCGGTGCTTCAGGTTGTATCATCAGGGAATAGAGCTGACCTTGTTTTCGTAAAGGGTAAATTGGAAGAAAACGGAGTAAAGTTCGACATTGTTGAATACATGAATATTGTATCGTGTCATACATTTGACCTTTACCAATACGCTTCAAGACTTCAAGATTTACACATACGAAGGAAGTTTTATTCAATCGGACAATATCTTGTTTCCAACTCATACACTGAGGCAGAAGATATTGAAGATGTGGCAAAAAGGGTCAATGAAGATATGGCTTCATTGTTCAAGTCGAGCAGTACCACCGTTTCTTCGATAAATGAAGGAATTGAAAATGTGTACAAAATGATTAACGAGAACCTATCCGGCAGCAAGCCACTGACTGGAACACCAACAGGATTTGAGAAGATAGACGCCAAATCCGGAGGATTGCAGAAATCTGATTTGATAATCGTTGCAGGTGAAACATCGCAGGGAAAAACCTCATTGGCAGTGTCTATGATGCGAAATGCGACCTGTTCGGATGCAAAGATAGCCATGTATTCAATGGAGATGAAAAAAGAGCAAATCGCAGCTCGTATTCTCTCTATGGAAAGTGGAGTACCAGCCAATCAAATCATGTATTCGAGACTTACCGATTCACAGATACAGGCCATTGACAAAGGGGTTGGAAATATTGCAGGGAAAAGCATATACTTTGACGACCGGAGTACATCAAACATAGACACGATTATATCCTCTATCCGTTACATGAAGATAAAGCATGATATTGACGGTGCCGTGATTGACTACCTGCAAATATTGAATGTCAACATGAAAGGTGCTAATAAGGAGCAGCAGATGGGTGATGTAGCGAGAAGATTGAAGAACTTGGCAAAAGATTTGGATATATGGATTATTGCCCTTTCCCAATTAAACAGGGACAATCTGAATCCGGTTCCTACTCTTGCACGGCTTAGAGATAGCGGACAGATAGCGGAAGCTGCCGATGTGGTAATTCTCATATATCGTCCGGAAGTAAAAGATAAGCCTTATCCGGATGAATTTAAGAATGTAAGCACAAAAGGTACTGCCATGATTGATATTGCCAAAGGACGTAATATAGGATTATTGAAATTCATATGCGGATTTGACGCATCAACAACCAGATTTTACGATTTGGATTGTGTGCCAATTGGTAATATGAATGATTCTATCCAAGAAGAACAGCCTTTCTAACAGAACATAATGGCAAAGAAAAAAGAACCCCTCTCCCCCGTCCACTGCCGCCAATGCTCATACGCCACAGACTTTATCGAGAACTCATGCTTTTGTAAAATTAGAAGCCATAGAGTGTGCGCTTGTGGCAGATACGGCAGGATATGTGAGAAATTCAAGAAAAAATAATTATGGACATAGAGATTGAAAAGAAAATCGAACAATTGGAGTATCAGCGCATGATTGATGAACTTGCAAAAGAGAGCAGAAACAAGAGTATGAACAAGGCAGAACACGCAAGGCAATGACCACCGACACGGCAAATCAGATAATCAGCAAGTATGAGAGTCTTGTAGTTCTGTGCACCTACAACATATTGCTCACGAACGACATCTGTTGCGGGCAGGTTATCGAGTGTCTGCATGCGATGAAGAGAACGCCTTATTACAAACAGGCATTCAAGCGGTATTTGAATGATGCCGATAAGGCAAGAAAGGAATACGAGCGTACTGTAAACAGCGTTATCGGTTCAGACCGGAGCGAGTTTTTCGCCGACTGCAACGACAAGTATACGGAAGAAGTGAACAAGCACGTGGATATGTTGTATTGGCAATTCAAGCAGGTTCTTGACGATAACGGCATATCCCATTCCGCAGAGATTGCAAGGTTCGAACTTGCAAGGACATTGTGTGATTACGCCTGCATCCTGTTTGACGAAAGGATTAAAGAACTTCGGAAGAAAGATGCACGGTTCAACGGGTTTACGTTGGAATACCTGAAGCTTTCAAATGTGGCAAGGGTGATGAACCTTGCTTCCGACTGTTTGAAAATCGGGAAAACGGTCAATATGAACACAGAGCGGTGCACAGCAGCGTTTGATGTGCTGGTAAGAAAGCTGTCGGATGCGGATAATATTGACAACGCGATAAAAGTTTAGTGAGATGAAACCTATTTATAACCTTATAACTCTCCTCATGGACTGGCTTTCGGTAGAGGTCGGAGCGAATGAAGAGTGGTTCTGAACAAAGACATCATGGTGCAAGATGTGTGTTTCGGAAGACAATCGGGAACGGAATAAAAGAAATAGAGTAAATGGATAAGAAAGAACAACAATCAATAGACTTCCTTCGAAGTATATATCAGGATAAGCCTCTAAATCTTGGCTTTTCAGGTGGAAAAGATAGCGTCGTCATACTTGACCTTGCCGAACGTGCGGGCATTGTATATGATGCAATATATGCCAATACTACAGTAGACCCACCCGGAACAATCAACTTTATAAAGAAAAACTATCCACAAGTTCAGATAATGCACCCAAAGAAATCTTTCTTTAAGCTGATTGAGGAGAAAGGTTTTCCCTCTCGTTTACGTCGGTTCTGCTGCGAGGAGTTAAAAGAACGGTATGGCATTGGAAAAAGAAGCATTGAGGGCATGAGGGCTTCGGAAAGTCGTAACCGGAAAGATTATGAACCAGAACAGTGTGACACCCGTAAGTGGATGAAAGGCGCCAAACATATTCTTCCTATTCTTACATGGTCGGAAGAAGATGTTTGGAGCTATATCCGAAAATACGGATTGCCATATTCAAAGTATTATGACGCTCCATATAATTTGAGCCGTCACGGTTGTGTCGGCTGTCCTCTCTGCAATTACAAGCAGATGCAATTAGAGTTTAAGATGTTTCCCGGTTATGCCCAAAGAGTGATAATAGCCGTTGAAAGATATATGAACACTCACCCTAATGGGTTTCTTGCTCGCAACTTTGCAGACGGTTACGAAGCTTTCTATTACTATATAAACGAAATACCTATTGCGGATTTTCATGAGCAAAAGAAAGGCTTATTCGGCTTTAATGCAAAGAAAATCATTGAAAGGGAAATATTAAATCGAAGAACATGAAGAAAAGAATAGAAAAAGAGATGCAGAAATACCAGCATAGATACAAATTGCATCAGTATTTGAAGTATGCCCGCCAATGGTGTTTCGCTCTGGCATATAAGGGTAAACTATACACGTTGTTAGACGATGGTAGAATTGTAAAGGAGAACAGTTGGTTATGAAGCATTTAATTGATGCCATTATAAAGAAATGGTTCTGTTGCCACGAGTGGGAATACTTATTTGAGAGGAGAGTTGAAGCTGTTGATGATTGGGGTGATAGCAGTTGGTACACCGTCCGTCACTATTTCTACAAGAAGTGTGGTAAATATAAGAAAATTAAAAGTCATTGATTATGAAACAGACAACTATCCCCGCTTTTAAATATTGGCTCCGGATACACGGTTTCCGCTTAGAATTGTTCGGTACCGGAACAAAAAACAATCCAATCAAGATTAAATCAAGAAAAAGGAATAAGCAATGAATAATGACAGGCAAAAGATTTTAACCGATTATATTTCCTACTTGTATACAACAAGTAGAACTTATGATACCATCGGCAAATATATCAAATATGTAACGGATTTTCTTGAAAGTGCCGAAGAAGTCAATCGCCGTGGTTATCTGGCTTATAAGCGTGAAAATGCCAATATTGGGGCACGTTATCCATTGATGAGTGAAGCCATTTGTGATTTATTATTCCACCTTAAAATCGGGTATAACCGTCGGGAAAAGAAAATAAAGACATTGGAAAGGCTTGATACCATTTCAGAAAAGAACAGGAAACTGTTGAATGATTTTATAGTATGGCTTACCGATAGCAATGATTACTCTTCGCATACTGTAGATATTTACCACACCTCTTTGAAACAATACTTTGAATATGCCAATGATATAAGTATGGAAAACTGCAAGAGGTTTATACGGACTTTGGAAGAGAAATCACTATCCCCGCAAACTATCCGTTTGCGTATCACCGCTTTAGAAAAGTTCTCGAAATGGTTAAAGAAACCGATAGAACTTAAAAGGCCTAAGATGAAGCGCAAGCTCGATGTAAACAACGTCCCGACAGAAGAGGAGTACAACCGCCTACTGGATTTTCTGAAAACGAAATCCAACAAAGATTACTACTTTTTTATCAAGGTACTGGGTACAACGGGCGCACGTCTATCAGAATTCCAACAATTCACGTGGGAAGACATAGCGGCAGGTGAGGTTACGCTTCGCGGTAAAGGTAATAAATACCGTCGCTTCTTTTTCCAAAAACAGTTGAGACAGGAAGCAATGGCATACATGAAAGAGGCTGGCAAAACAGGACTTCTCGCTGTTGGGAAATTCGGCCCGTTAACTCAACGAGGTTTTTCACAACATTTGAAAGCATGGGGCAAACATTGCGGTATTGACTCAAGGAAGATGCACGCGCACGCCTTCCGGCATTTTTTCGCAAAAATGTTCCTGAAAAAAAATAAGGATGTCATTCAACTGGCCGACCTTCTCGGCCATGGGAGTGTGGACACAACAAGAATTTATTTACAAAAGAGTTATGACGAACAAAAAAGAGATTTTAATCGAAACGTTACATGGTAGCCTTGAACCATTCAAGCAGCTTCCGAGCCTGATTGACAAGGAAACCATTTATGACGAGACCGGACATGTAGACACCGAGTTTCTGACAGCCATACTGGAGTGGATGTCAGTCAATGCCTCCATTGCTATCGGTGTACAAAAATCATTGAACAGACTGTTAGGCATTGAGGAGAACAAAGAAAGCAAGAAAGGTACAGCTGACAGCGGGAAAAGCTGGAGCGTTGAAGAGATATTGCGGCATTGTACCTTGGAGAACGGTTTGTTGAAACTTCCCAATGTGCAATTCAACAAGAAATCGTATGCTGAGGCTAAGAAGTGGATTGAGGAAGCCGGCGGTTCCTGGCAAGGTGGAAAGGTGCAAGGTTTTACTTTCCCATTTAATGCGGAACGTGTGTTTAGTATTCTTCACGAGGGTAAGCGATGCAACCTGCAACAGGATTACCAGTTTTTTGAAACGCCGGCTGAGGTGGCGGACTGGCTGGTCATGCTTGCCGGCGGAATACATGAAAATGATACGGTATTGGAGCCGAGTGCCGGTCGTGGTGCTCTCATTAAAGCCATTCATAGGGCTTGTCCTTCCGTAACAGTAGAATGCTATGAACTGATGCCGGAAAACAGAGAGTTTTTGCATTCGTTGGAAAATGTGATACTGCTTGATGAAGATTTTACAAAGGACAGCGTAGGAAGCTATACCAAGATTATTGCCAACCCGCCTTTCTCAAACAATCAGGATATAGAGCATGTGAGAATGATGTATGAACATTTAGAAGCCGGCGGAACGCTCGCAGCCATTACCAGCCCGCACTGGAAATTCGCTTCGGAAAAGAAATGTGTCGACTTCCGCCAATGGTTGGAAGATGTACGTGGAGAAGTATTTGAAATCGGCGCCGGAGAATTCAAGAAAAGTGGGACATCTATAAGTACGATGGCGGTGGTTATTAATAAATAATTAAAACTAACAATGATGAAACAGACAGTAGAAGAAGCAGCCCGCACTCATTGGAGTGAAAGTACATATAATAAAGATGCAGAGCTTGCCTATGATGAAAGAGACAGTATAGCTATCAAGGCATTGGCAAAATCGGTTGCATTACGGGCTTTTAAGAAAGGTGCCGAATGGCAGGCAAAGCAATCTCCGTGGATAAGCGTTGAGGACAAGGCTGGTTGTGACACATCTGGCGATTGTATTGTAATGGTTATGAATGGTGATATATTCAAAGCGTATTTTTCATCTGAAAACAAATGGATGAAAAGTAATGGCGGCTATTATGATGAAGTGATAGATGATGTTGTTGCATGGTTTCCCATCCCCTCTTTCGATGAGACACTCGAAGTCAACAAGGATGTACTGGAACGGATTAAAGAGAAAGAAGACTGAATTATGGATAAACAAACCAACAATATTTGCTGTGAAAAATGCAAGCATTATCTCCATGTGGTAGATAGAGAGAACCGTTCTCGCGGATATGTATGTGCTTTATGGCTGGACGGGATAGCTGGTAGTTTGGACTGGTTCTATCCGGATGTGAAATGTTTCGAGAAAAATACAAGAGATGGAAAAGTACAGAATTAAGACACATGGAGTATATGGCCATATTTTTGACGTTCAAGTGAAAAAGTGGTATGGATGGGTACTCGTTAAGAGGTTTAAGGCGGATGTGAGTTCTAACGACGCGATGATAGACAATATTTATTACTGTGAAATGTTATCCAAGGAACTTTTGGAAAAATTGGAGGAGGAATTATGAAATCAAAACAAGTATTATTAGTCGAACAGATGACACATTTGCAGGAGCTTGGGCTGGACACAAGCGATGGAAGCATGTGTTGGTGTTACGCTCTGTCTTATGAAAATGCAAAATGGGAACTTGAAATATATGAAGATGTAATTAATCAAAAACGAGATAGTGCATTTTGGGAAATAATTTCCACTTACACTTTGCAGGATATTCTCGATAAGCTACCGACACTTATAATTATAAGTTCCGATTTTTATAAGATTTGCATTGAACCGTCTTGTGGATATTGGGATATATATTACTATAAATCTGATGCTACAGAACTTATCTCGAAAAAGTCTGAAAATATTATTGATGTGGCTTACGATATGTTGTGCTGGTGTATTGAAAACGGATATGTTGAAAAGGAGGGTAAATAATGAAAGCGAGAATAAAAGAGACTGGAGAGATTGTAGAGGTTGAAGGCTTATTCGACGTTGGGACTGCCTTAGTGAAAGGTAGGTATTTCAAAGTGTCAGAACTCGACTTCTTTGATAATTTTGAAACTATTGATTGGGAGCAAAGGCGTTATGAATTGGCAAAATCCGCTATGCAAGGGTATTGTATTGCTTTAGGAATAAACGATGACAGTGAAACTTATGATGATATTGCAATAGGTTCCTTGAGAGCAGCCGATGCACTAATAAAGAAATTGAAAGGGAAATAACCATGGATATAGAAGAAGCAAAAAACAAGAAAGCGAAAGCCGAAATGGAGATAGCTCATATTCTGGAAAAACTTGAAGCCGAAACGGGTTTAAAAGTCAGCAACATGTTTTATATATGCAGAGAAAAGGATAAATCTGCGTTAGCTGCTTCCCCCATAGAGCATATAAAAACCAATATAACCTTAACGTTATAACTATGGAAATAAAGAACGGAATAATAATAGAGGGGGTGTTGCATGAAGCGGTGCAAGATAATATTCATTGCGCCTCATGCTCTCTATACGAGAAATGCGCAGAGGTGAACTACACAGCATGTATAACCGATTTGTTTAGCTGTGGCGGTTTTATCAATCGTGGCAAAGTGACAGATATTAAGATAGATAAGGAGAAATGACTATGGGATTTACAACACCGTGTTTTATACGCAAAAATACAAAGGAACTTAGAAAGAAACTGGAAGAGTTGGGATATGAAATCCTTAATTCTGGTGATACAACTTTAGATGCACATAATTATGACGGCAAGGGAAGTCATAAAAGTATCGAAGAGGGAAAGGCTATCATAACGTCTTATGGTAATTTATATGGAGTGGTATATGATGTAGATACTGTCACCAAGAAAGGAAGAATTGATTGTGGAACCAACGAGGAGTTTTTCTTAGCTATCGTTTCATTGAGAGATGATACAGATGATAATCAACTATTCACCAATGGCAAGGGCGATTGGGGTATATACCGGGATGGCTCTGACGGCGGTTTACCTGGAATGGATTTCTATGGGATGCCTAATGATTTTAACTTATCATATTATCATAAGGCTACCGTAAACGAACTGATTGAACACTTTAAAGTATGAAGAAAATAATTATCATTTTGGCAACAGTTGCACTATTCGGGTGCAATAACTCTGGAGAATACCCTATAGAACACCGTACAAACGAGGGAAGCGTGACTTATCTCAATGATAGTATAGTGATTATCCGTACCCATAAAAAGGGGGTTGGCAACTACGAAACGAAGATTATTAATTTGAAAAGACAATAGCCATGACCGAAGAACTTGTAACATTAGAGACTGCGAAGCTGCTGAAAGACAAGGGCTTCAATTGGAAGTGTGAACACCTAATAGACCGTAATAAGGTTATTACAAAATATGACCTTCCGCAAAGTATGTCGTGTTGTACGGAAATAGATGGCGAACCTGTTGAATTTTTGTGTCCAACATTGTATATCGCCCAAAAGTGGCTGCGTGAAACCAAGAAGCTACACGTTGAAGTATCCTATATGTATGGAGACTATTGGATATATGATATACTAACAATACCGAACCATGATTTAGTGGGATTATCCGACAGGCCTTTGGTGCATTATAAAAGCTACGAGGAAGCACTTGAAGCCGGAATACAAGAAACTTTAAAACTTATATGAGAATGGACCCTGTTGTAAATGATGCTTATAGGCTTAGAAAACTTTTAGAAAAAGCAACGGGGCTAAAAGTATATAAGTCGGAACTAATAGCCAACTATTTTAATGGCTATCTAAGTATAGTACAAGAGTATAAGAATGAAACCAATCCGCACATTACAGTAGCACAAGGTAGCTGGTCGATAGAAAACGGTGGGGAGTATAAAATTTCACTCTATACACCTACAATCGTTATTAAAGGCAAGAGGATACTTAATACTCGTTTTGTAAAAGATGTAGCCTATAAGATAGTGGAAGCATTAAATGATGAATTTGGGGAAGATAATTGGAATACGTGCAATGAGGAGCAAAAGTGTTGGCTTCCCATGTCTCGAAACTCGTTCTATTTACAAATCCCAAATTTTGAGAAATATTAAAACTTATATGATTATGAACAAAGGAATTTACACAAAAGAAAATGTAGGTAATGGTGTATTCATCTTTACCGCCAACAAGAGTTTTGTAGAACCTAAATTTTGGGGACTGCATGAAAAAAACGAACAGGCACAATGTGTAGTTATTATCCATGATGGCAATGTTTTATTCTTCTATCCGGAAGATATGGATAATAATACCCATATTCTTCTTGATTGGGAGAAAGAGCAAACAGGGAAGATATATCCAACCACAGAAGAAGGTATGAAGGATACCGATGGAATAGGCAATACCAAAGCATTAGCTGTATCCGGAAGCGAAATTGCTGAGAAAATCATAGCATTGGACTTATGTGGATTAAGTTGGCACATTCCGACACTACAAGAGAGTGTTTTAGGGTATGAACATAAGGTCATGCTGAATGCAGCCTTAGCTATCTGCGGAAAACAACCAATGAAAGATAACTGGTATTGGTGTTCTACGAGAAAAGAAAACAAATGCAATTTTGTTCTCGTTTGGAGCAATGGTCTTAGGTACAGCAGCAATCAGGACCTTAACTTTTGGGTTCGCCCCGTGTCCGCTCTCTCTCTTAATTCACTTTAACCTTATAAATGATTATAACTATGGCAAAAGTATTTATAACAAAGTATGCCTTAACAAAAGGTATTAAAGAGATAGAAGCAGATATTATTAGAAGTAGATTTGAAGATGAAGAATATGTAATTGATGGTTTATGTTCTTACTTCTGTATAGGGGAAAACGCATTCACCGATAAATCCGAAGCGTTGAAAAAGGCGGAAGAAATGAAGATTAGGAAAATCGCTTCTCTTCGTAAGCAGATTGAGAAACTTGAGAAATTATCTTTTAAAGTAGAGGAGAAACAGCAATGAAGAAGATAATGTTCAATGATAAATACAGTCTAACCCAGGCTGTATTGGATGGTCGGAAGACTATGACGAGAAGAGTCTGCAAGTATGACAGACCAAATGAAACTTATGATATTGTATTCCCCGTTTTTGAACCAAATGATTACGATAATGACGGGAACATAGTATCTCCATTAAATTATGCTTTTGGTTGGAAAAACGACAAAGGAGACTTTACGGGTTGGAATATTCCAAAATATAAAGTCGGTGAGGTTGTTGCCATTGCGCAAAGCTATAGCGATTGTGGTAATATGCCTGATTACGAATTGGGCGAAGATGGCTATCCTATAATGCCAAAGAGAAGCGGATTTTTTAATAAAATGTTTGTCCGCGCTGACCTCATGCCCCATCATATCCGCATTACCGACATCAAGATAGAACGGTTGCAGAACATATCCGATGAAGATTGCTTTAAGGAAGGAATTTTTAAATGGGATGCTGGACAAAAGGATATTCCTTTTTATTCATTCCATAATGCAGATATACCCGACTACAATGATCCTCGTGACGCATTCGCAGAACTGATAGATAAAGTCTCCGGCAAAGGTACATGGGAATCCAATCCCTATGTATTTGTTTACGAATTTGAATTAGTTGATTACATAAAAAACATTGAACATGAAAATCATATTTCTTGATATAGACGGAGTAATTTCCACCGAAAAGTCACATTATGCACTTGATAAGGATGCGTGTGATTTACTTGGGAAGATTATAGATGCTACGGATGCCAAAATTGTTATTTCTTCGTCTTGGAGAAGAAACACGGTAGAAGATACAAAAGAAGAATTAACAACCATAAGACATTCAGTCCCGTTTCCATTTCCATACGCTGATAGAATTGTAGGAGTAACTATAAGAGCGTATGCCTATATTATGCAAGGTATTCATCTTAGCATTCCTCGTGGAGTTGAGATAGAACAATGGATCGACACCCATATCCACTCTGAAAATGGGAAAAATTGGAACTATAAAAAGATTGGACCTGATTTTAATTACGTGATACTGGATGATGATAGCGATATGCTTCTTGAACAAGCTGAACACTTTGTAAAGACTGATACTCTATTGGGGTTGTCGGAAGATGATGTTGAGCGAGCTATTAAAATATTGAACCAACGAAAAAAGTATTGATTATGAAACGTGAAATAAAATTCAGAGGAAAAAGCACTGATACGGGGAAATGGATATATGGATTTCTCTCTTTTTTCTATACTGCCGGAAGGGACGAAAACGGACTTATCCTCACAGACAAGGCAAAGATATATTCTCCGGAAAACTGCCGGTGCTATGACGTATGGGCTGAAACTGTTGGGCAGTTCACCGGCTTATGTGATAAGAACGGTAAAGAAATATACGAAGGTGATATCGTTGAATGCAACGGAGATATATGCAAGGTTATGTACAGTAATCATTATGCCGGATTTGCGCTTGATAAAAAAGGTTGGCTACATCTCCACTTCTTTGGAGAAGCATTTAGTAATGAAGATTGTCTTGTTATTGGCAACATACACGATAACATTGAGTTATTGAAATAAAACAACCATGAGTAAACTATACAAAGCAACCCTCTTCGGTAAATCATTCATTATAGGATGGTTCAGTTATGCAGATAAATGGTATCATAAATTTAGTATAATAAAATAATGGATATAACAGAATTAAAAATCGGTGACCGGGTGAGAATAAAACTCCCGTCACCACAAGGAGAGAGACTTTCCATACCCATGCAGGTAATAGGGCTGCTTTCTAGTTTCAACAATCCAAGCCCTAAAGATACGGTATATCTTGACTTTGAAGGAAATGAGGGAGATATATGGGAAGAAGAAGTACAAAATTTAGTGTTTTCAGACAATGAAGAGAAGTCATGAGAAAAGCAGACAGAATAATCAGAGACAGACATTCCCGCATCCCGGACAAATACAAGAAGATTGACACTACGGTCAACGGGGATGTAGAGAGCCTTGCCGAACAACACAAGGAAGTGGAAAGAAGGCTGTTCCCTCTACGCCTTAACAAGACCACTGTTATTTACGTCACAAAAGACAAACAAAATGAAGCATATACAGCGAAAGTACGTAAACGGATGGGGATAACAGAACCGAAGAAACCTTTCGTTGACCCACTTTCGGAAGAAAACATTACCAAGTTGTACAAGGAAGAAAAGATACCACCCCGCAGAATGGCAGAGATGCTGAATGTAAGTGTAAGGACGATATACCTAAGATTGGCTAAGTATGGACTTACAAAAGTTAAATGCAGATAATATGAAAGAGAATAATATTTTAAACAAAGAGATTTATAAAGAATTAGAGACACCAAGCTAATACCCTCACCAAAACAGCAAGCGGTATAACCCAATGGAGAACCCGTTCAAAGCGTTCTAAACGTTCCATTGGATAACCCGGAAAAGGCGGCAATAGTCCATGTAAAGGACATTGTCCGCCAATTCAAGCAGTTCATCTATGTAATCCCTTTTTCGCATCACGTTCAAGTTTTCTACGTTGTTGGCGGTTTATGCCATTTGCCGCGGCAAGGCTGTTCAGCGTATCTTTCTGTTCGGGAGAAAGCATGTTGTATACTTCTTCCCGTGATTTGCCTGATAAAATGGCTTGTACTATTTTCCACATAAGCTACGTCTACAATGTTCACACAAAAATTTCTTCGCTACCGGGAACATCTTCTGTCCCACATATCCGCTAAGGTACTGCGCTTCTTCTCCATACGGGTCGATGCCGAACGCCCGTGAGATATGCCGGCATAGATGCCCCTTTTCATGGTCAAAAGAGTTTTGAAACTCTGCCGGAGAAGAAGTAAGGGCTATAACCATTACGGTTTGCCTGTTTTGGATATTGGAGTAAGTGATACCCGTATTCAGATTGCAGGAGCGCATGTTCTTATAGGCATTCACCAAATCCATCCCCCTGCATCCCACCCGCTGAAGGTCGGCGATGATGCGGTCGGTATAATAGCAGTCCACCGCATAATATACACGCACTTCCCAATCATAATCCGGTATGTAAAATTCCTGTATTATCATAGGCTACATCATCTGTTCCCACATGATAGGGTTGCCGGAGCCTATGCAGTCGGCATAGAACCGAGTGAAAGGCATTCCATTGTAAGCGTCCACATCATCTATGTAATCCTTAATGAACAATGCGAGATGTGCTTCGTCAGTGATAGAACTTTTGTAGTAATCCGACTTCGCCATGTTTGCCACGTAAACGCTGTCGTATCCTGCGTCCTTCTCCAAGTTTACACTGTACTTTTTCAGAAGCTCCTCTACCTGCTCTTTGCTGATTGGCTCCAGCTTTTCTTCTTTACCCGTAGATTTGTTTTCCATCTTCATGCGGGAAACAGCCCATAGGCACATCTTCTTGCTGAAATGCCATCCGTACTGGCTGAGATAGTCAGCCATTGCAGGCGGTATTCTGTCGTATGCATCTAATCTTTGTTTCATATTTTCCTGATTTTAAGTGATTGGCAAAAGAGGGGAATAATCCCCTCTCCATTACATGAACTCTCCGTTGGCGCGTCTGCGTCTGCGTTCGCCCATATCATCACCGTAAGGCTGTGAATCGCGGCGTTCGTTGTAAACCGGATATTCCGGGAAGTAACCCGGCATACGGCGTTCGCCCATATCTGAGCCGCCGCTATAGCTTCCACCGCGTGAACCACCGCTGTTACGATAGCCCATTTCACCGCCCTGCATTTCACGCATGGCTTTCTCGTAACCATGACGGCAACCCTCTCTATAGGCTTCTTCCATAGGATTACCGCCTCTCATACCGAAGTCACGGTCATATTCTCCGCGTCCTTCTTCCAATATTTCCCACATTCCCATATTATTTCTTTGTTTTAGATGTTTCAGCAACTCCGAGCTGTTCCATAAGCCGTTTGTTCAATTCCATAAGGTCGGACATGTTCTTGCTCATTTCCGCCATTTGCCCTTTCAGAGATGATATTTCCTGCTCCTGACGTTGTTTCTCTGCAAATTCGGGGTTCAAGAGCGTCAGCATCTTGTCACATCCCGCAATGACGGAATTGTGGAAGTCCATGCTATTGATAATGTCTATGCTTTTCTGCTTCATAGAAGCGACCTCGTTGTTCATCGCATCACGAGAGCATGACACTACGATATTGCCGTTCTGTCCGAAGTCGGCTATATCCATGCCGGCAGGTAGATTTTGGAAAGTCGTGTTCTGCCCGTTGATACAGACAACGACATCCACAACCATTTCCATTTGGGGTAACTGTCCCATAGGGGATGCCATAGGATATTTCGGCTTGGGAGCGGAAACGCTGACTACCGGACCGTATTCGATAAACGGGTTAGCATCCTTATGAAGTATATACAACTGGTTATTGGTACGAAGTGATTGAAACATATTGGTTTGATTTTAAAGGGGAGTGGCTATTTCCATTTTGGAAACAACCACAAAGCCCCATGTTAACTACTTGCTCTTTTGAGCGGTTGCTTCTGCTGTCGGAGTCGGTGCCGGTGCGGTTGTCGGACGATACCCACCGTTAACAAGGAACAGTTCGTTGGTATACTTGTTATAGTGGATTTCGTAGATACCCGTTCCGGCAAGGTTGCCGACAGTCACCGGCTCATTGTTGTAAGCCAGCAACGGTCTTGTATCCCCATTAGTCCCTATCAGTATCGGGAGTGTAGCAGTCGTACCGGCAGGTATTGCCTGGCGGAGACTGACATAGAAACCGCCTACATAGCTTCTGTTACGGAACGCATGATTAGGAAGTTCCAAAGTCACGTTCTCCGTGCCGACTGTTACGGCTACCGTAGGAAGGGTATTGAAATTAGCCCTTCCAATAGTAGGGAACAAGAAAGGAAATCCTGTAAAAAAGTTAGGCCACATAATTACCCCCTTTCTTACCGGAATTAACCCCAGTAGTTGTTACAACCACAACCGCCACGTCCATACATTGCATCACCGGCGTAAGCACCGAAAGCCGCAGCACGGAAACAGTCTGTGTTGATGGCTTGCAATTGCGGGTATGGCACTGCTACTGTAGGCGGCATTGAACAGCGGATTTTATCCACCTCTCCCTGCAATGTTTGTAGACTTGCTACTATTGGAGCAATTTGTTGCGTTACGTTTCCAAGAATAGTTGCATTCTGATTACGCTGTGAAATTTCACCTTTCAAAGTAGAGATTTCAGCGTCTTTAGCAGCCAACGCTTCTTGCTGACGACGCGCCTCTGCCGCATCCATTTTTGCTACAAGTGCTTGGAAGCCTTCACGGTAAGCATCCGCTAAAGAACGCGTATTACCCTCCATTGCACGCGTAAGCGTATTCATGTTTTCGCAGCTTGCTAAGCGGCTTTCATACCCTTGACGCTCAATTGCTGCCTGATTTTTGCAGCAGCAGTCTGCAATCTGAGTAAGAACAGCCTGATTGCCGGACTGGAATGCGTTGATGATTTGCTGGGTAGACATGCCGACCTGATTGCCCACATTGGCGATAAGCCCCTGGATGTTGCACAGGGCGCTCTGTAACTGTTGGGTAGAGCAGTTCAAAGAAGAAGCAAGCTGGTTGATGGCATTGCCATTGCCCTGAATGGCTGACATCAGGTATTCACGACCGACATCACCGTTAAGCTCGGCAGGCAGACCTCCACCATTGCCAAAGCGGTTGCCAAAGCCGTTGCCGCCCCAACAGAACCATAGCAGGATAATCCAGATGAACCACCACGAGCCGCCCCATTGGTCTTGGCTGCCACGTCCCTGGTTCAGTAAAGCGAGAAGTCCGGGGTCTACACCCTTGCTTCCCATCAAGTTGGGCAACATAGCCATGATGTCGAATTTGCTTCCGCCACCATTTCCGTTGTTCCCGTCTTGGTTGAAGACATACGTTCTTTCCATAGAGATTTATATTTTGTATTACGGTCAAAATCAACCGCATCACAAAAGTATAAATACCGGTACTGCCATGAAATCAGTTGTTTCCCAACGCTTTCCTAATGTTTTCCCAATATATTCTCAACATTTTCCCGCCTTCCATACGTTCTTGAAAATTGGAAATCATGTAGTTTATCGCGCGTTTGGTCTTGTGAATTTTAGGAGCTATCTGTGAAGGGTACATTCCCCTTTCAACAAGCAACTGTACAAGCAGATAGCGGGCGTCTACGGTTTCCGTATCCTTATCCGAAGATAGTATTCGGCTGGCGGGAATTTCGGTCTCCTGCGCCACGAGATTAATTGTTTCGGCAAAGATTTCTGACTTACACATAGTTTTTCTGAATTTTATATTTATCTTTGCCCCGCCACATAAAATATTTGATTATATACGAACAAAGCATAAGATACCGTGTTGAAGATATTAAAGCCTCCAACGTGCGGTGTCTTATGCTTTTTTCAAATTTTTATGTGGCAATAATTATTTGAACGTTGGGGGCTTTCTTTTTACTCTAAGCCCCGAAAGAGTGTCAGCTACAAGCCAACTTCTACATCGTTAATTTCTTTCTTATCTTTATGGTGAGCCAAACAATTACGAATAAAACACATGTCAGATTTATCGAAATGCTGGCACCACCGTAATTGATTTTAAACTTTTCCCACCATGACAGTTCCCTCTCTACCGGATAAGGCTTGGGCACTTCAATCCTTCTTATCTTTTCGATAAAATACGGCATTTTGACTGTTACCGTAGCATGAGGATAAATGCCCAATGAATGGTTCAATATCCCGTTGCTAAATGAAGCATAGCTGTAGGCATACGGATTGCGAAGGAATGACGTTGTATCGGCAACAGATACGCTGTCCTTGTACGGTATCAGCTTCTCTTGAAATGTAGTGTCATGGTATATTATGCTGTCAAGAACCTTTGTTTCAACGGGCATATAAACAGTCCTCGTTCTACAGGAACACACCGTCAACACAAGAAACACTATATACACTAACTTCTTCATAACTTCAACAGATAATGATTAACAACCACGCCTGCACATATTGCGACAGCTCCACACAGCAAGTCTATTTTGTTCCACTTGCCGTTATAGTAGTGGCAACGGTCGCTGTTCTCCTTGATAAAGAGCATCAGCAGTGCAGTACTGCCACCGAATACTATAGCGGTGGATAGATAGACCACCGCACCTAAGATGTTATTTTTCATACCAATAATAGTTGATGTTATTTAAAAATGTAATAACTCACTTCTTAAAAAGTCTTTCATACGCTGCTCCCTGTTGCATCTACCCACTCATTAGTATCGTCATTCTTTTTCCAAACCGGTTTGTTAAGGGAAGTATCAAAATAATAAAAGCCAGCAGGAACATTAGTCGGTCTATTTTCACTATTCCCTTGTTTCCTTGTATTTGCTATAATACCATTTTTATCAAGCCAATTAGTTCCATCATACTGATATTTATGACCTTTTACATATGCGGAATCACCTGCTACCCACTGGCCTTCTGTTGGTATCTCTTTCAATAATACAGTGACATTCATACCATTATTCTGGTATACAAACCCAACAGGTGATTGTTCGTCTATTGTGTTATATTTTTCGTCTTTATCATCAATCTCCCATTTAGTCGGATTGCCGACAATAGTTTCCCCGTCATCAATTAATATAGCAGTACCACAAGTCAATAGCGGTAAATATATTTTATGTCTTTCATCTGAATTGAATGTTCTTCTTAACATTGCTGTTGAATTTGAATATATTGTAGAGAACAAATATAATCGGATAACCTTATCATTTTCCAGCCTATTTATACTGTAAGAGTGAGATCTTTTTGTTATTATCTTGCGTGCCTTATCCAAGACCTCATATAATTCGTATTTATAATCACCTATTCTAAGTGTGTTATTATAAGTAAAATATATCCTTTTTGCCGGGATTAAACTGATATTATTTTCATAAAAATAATATGACAACTTATTGGTTATAGATGAAGCGCATACAATTCCATTATAATATCTGCCGTTCATAGACGGAACTTCATATATAGTACCTTTCTCCTTTATGAATACATTTTGTTTGTAGTATATATCACCATGATTTGATGATACACTAACATAGCTATTGATAATTCTAACATCCGCATTCTTGCTTTCGACATATATGCAGGTAGGTTCTTGTATATAGACCTGGTCTTTTACATATCCATGATTATTAAATACACAATCCTGTATTATTAGAAAATTTGAACTTGATTCTCTTTTAAATGTAAATATTGACTTTTCATCAACATTTAGAGGATTTCTATGGAAATAGCATTTTATAAAGGTAGATGTAGAATCTTGTAATCTTATTTTATAGTGAACGGTATCTTCATTATGAAGCCCAAAAACAAAAGCGTTAGCATAATATAAATATACCCCGCATTGTATACCATTTCGGAAAGTAATATTCGGATTGTTTGAAAAATAAAAATTCATGTTATAGCAGTTATCTATAACTGTATTGTCGCCATTACTCTCCCATTTAACATTAAAATCCTTATGGGCATCATATTGTGGATTTTTCAATCTAGCCCTGTCATCAGCTCTTATATTATAGAGGCGTACATTATCTGCATAAACAGGAAATACAATGATTTTATTAAAATGACTTATAAATACATTCTCTATATTTATATATCCATCAGATACTATAGCATGTGCATTAGGATAATATTCCAAGTATTCTGTTTCTTGCCAACCTGAGTACTTATATCTAATATCCAAGTCTTTTATCTGCATAGTTGCATAAGGTGTACTTAATGGATTAAAATCATCATCTAAATTACAGTATATGGCATACCCATCATCTATTTGAGATAAAATAATACTACGAGCATGCCCACATCCTATTAGGCTATTATAAATATTAAGAACTATTTTTTTGCTGATATTGTATATTTTATCTGATAGTTTTACTGTAGGACAAACATTCAAAGCCTGCTGTATGGCAGCAGACCAATCCTCATCTTTAGGAGAATGAAACCACTCCGGACGAGCATGAGTATTTTCTATTTTCCCTTCTAAAAAGCCATTACTTATACTTCCACCTTGAAAATCGAACATACAACCTTCCGGCAAAGTTATGGTGGCACCATCCAAATCAAAATCATACTGAATCATATAAATCGTATGAGGCTGATTAACCATATCCTGTGTAAGTATATTTTTACCATCTATAATATTCCTACGCAGGATTTTATACCCCATTCCCACATATATTCCAGGATTATAAGCACGGTCGGCGAATTTTAAAACACTTAAGCTTTCCCCTTTGTCTACAGACACAAGGTCTTCGTCGTCCGCAAGATTATTTATTGTACCGCCGCCACTCGCGTTAATAAATTGCTTGGTTGATTCGGACAGCATATCAGGAGTAACACGCTGGGAACTGAAATTTGAAATAGCATCGCTTTCAACTTCCTTTATTTTACTGATTGCTTCATCTCTAATGTCAGTCAATTTATCTTCATTTGATTTCCAGTTCTCGATATTTTCAAATGCTCCACCTGCAAATTCCCACGTCTCCACAAGTCCGCTATTGTTCAAGAATGACACTTTTAGCCCGGCTGTTCTTATATCTTCCGGAACTTGAACAATAGCACCTTCTAATGTATATTTATTGCCACTATCAATTCCAGATGAAGGATGATGAATGGAAACATTATACTCAGTTATATAGCTCATATATCCACCTTTTCCGGAACTAATGAAACTCTTTAGGACGTTAGGGGTGATAGATCCATTTTCTCTGTCTTCTTGAAATGGAAACTGCTCATTACCCGTCAAAACGTCTCTTTTGGGGAGTTGTCCAATTTGTTGTCCTTTTTCTGTTTTCTCTTCCATACTACTATTTATTTTTACTTGTAAGCAATATCGGCTCTTCATTAGTCAACAACAATGGAGCGTCATTGGCTAATAATAAATACCCTTCGTCAGGAAATGGATGCGGCTTATTTCCGCCAGCACCGGGAAAACCTATGGTAAGTATGCTGATTACGGGAATGCCGATTATAGGAATGCTGATGTGAGGGATAGTGATTGGTTTCATAAGGCTATCCCTCTTTAATCATTTTCGCTTCTGACACTTTCGTAGCACTTCTTATTGTAATTTCCATACCTGCCGCTATGCCAATAAGACGAAATATCACATTGGAAGGACCTAAGGCTTGATTGGCATTTGGGGAAAGCGGGATAGGATTCATGCCCTCGATATTGGCAAATACAGTCACCATTCCGCCCTTGTTCTTTATCTGTATGGTAACGGGATTACCGTCACTGACAAACGTTGCGTAATACGCTGTTTTGCCTTCTTCTTTTTGAAATGATAAAACTTCTGCTGCCATGATGTTTACTTTTTAGAGTTTCAATACTTGGTTTCTGTTGCCCTCTCTTCGGTGGCTGACGTGTACCCATGAGAAGTTTTTCTCATCAATAACCTGGTCAAAGGGAAGTTTCAATTCTTGTATAAGGTTGAACAATCTTTTGTTCTCTTTCGGGGTATTTGGAGTACCGACAATATCAGCAGCACATCCGTTCATGTGGTCGCTCGTTTTAGAGCCGCCTACCGCTTTATTCAGAGCAGGGCAACGGTATCCGCTTGTCACTGTGATAGGTTTGCCGTAAGCCTCTCTTAACGGGTCGAGGACATTGTCAACCAACGCTTGTGCATTGGGAAGCAGTTCTTGCGGCAATCTGTTATCTATAGCTTTCTTATCAGCCGTTTCGCTTTTAACCAGTTCTGCAATTGTAAAGTATCTCATGTTATTCCTCCTTTCTAAAATATTTGTCATAAACTAAACGAGCCACCCATCCGGCAACAACACCGACACCGAATGATACGACAGTAGTCAAGTTCACCCAAAACGGTGTGTAGTGCATGTAAAGCATAACTCCCACGATGATAGCGATAACAATCGCTGCGATAATCAGTTTCTTTTTCATTTTGTTACTCCTTATCTTTAGTTATTATTTCATTCATATCTTCTTTCTCGACATCGAGCACTTTCTTTCCGAATAATCCCAACGCTTTCAGTAAATTGAAATTATATCCCTTTGGCTTCAAGATATTACTTATGATAGAGCAGAACTCTATGAAGCAGACAAACAAGCATGAATACACATCAATATTCCATTTATTGCCGGAAGCAATGTTTATCATCACCACCATACAAACAAAGGCAAAGTATGTCACCATTTTACCCATAGTACGGCGCACAGCACTTGAAAACCGAAATTCTTCACCCAATAGCAGGCATTTCCTTATTCCAAACATTAAATCGCATACAACGACTGAAAATGTTACTATCAGCCACGGTATCATGTGTTCCAATGACTGTGCAATAAAACTGCTTGCTATTACCGAGAAACCACCCGGTATGCTTTGGGTAATAATGTTATTCTTCATCTTATCGTTATTTGTCAATTATTCCTATCTTTGTGTCTCTTATCAAATAAGCGAACTACTGTCATTCCGTTTTGCTCGTGAGAGTAGGACGGGATTTTCATATCTTACCGTAATAGCGGAACCACGCTCCCCATTTACGTTCTTTCAGATAGTTCGGATTATCCTGGTTGAGTTTGGCTTCCATTTCAAATGCGCTCGCACGGTAAGCGTTTTTATTGACCTTACCGTCCCCAATCTTGTTGTCTGTAAACAGGTGGTACACGAAGCTCACAAACCATTCTGCCAAATAAAGAATGTAGTAGAATAGCGGGATAAGTAACAACCACCACGCACTGACATGGAATGCCAGCAATACGGACGGGATAGCCGCTATCTCCATACACTCGAAGAACTGTTTCTGATGTGTCCGTTCATGGCGGATAGTCGTTTCGGACAGTTCTTTCAGCTTCGTAAGGATGAAGCCGAAGAGCATTATAGTTGTGTAGCTGCCAAATAGGATAAGTTTGGCAAACCAGTTTTCATAAAATACTTTTACTCTCATAATCAAATAAGTTAAATTCAATTCTTATAATTACTTTCTTATATAATTATAGCTGTATAATTTACCATCAATTTTAAATTCAGTAAGCATCGTTGGATCGCTCGTTTCGTTGGCAATATAACGAGGAGCACACATACCTAATAGAACAGCATAATTACCGTAATTCGTGACAGAACCGTAAACATCAGGAATTACTTGCTCATTAAGAGGACAAACTTTAAAACCGCTATCTATTCCAGCTAATACAATTCTATATTCAAAACTTTCTATATATTTTGAAAAATATAGGGCTACTTGAAAATTTTGCGGGTCTCCAAAATAAGGCAACTCAATGTATTGCTGAAGAGTAATGGGGGTTAAATTATTCTCACCAACACAAGGATAAGGATAGCCAGCATAAAAAATGGCATTGCCGATATTAAGCAAATCAATATTTTTATTTCCAACAGCAAGATTACTAATAGATGTAGCTCCAATTTTAACCATATCTAACTATCTCCATTTTTTAATATCAGGGTTTATATTTCCGCTCTAAATTCTTATCTCTCATATCAAGCATCTGTTATAGCATACATTGTATATTCGTTTTTAGTACCGGTATTATCATATTCAGATTTAGTACGTTTAACAACTCTTTGAAGATTATCAGATACAAGAATATCTTCAATAAAAAGTCTATCATCACTTTTATCGTCATCAAATAAGTTTAATGCTATTGCTATTCGTTTAGAAACAGGTCCCTGAGAAGTATAATAACTAATATTAAATTCTATTTCATATCTTTCTTCATCAGTATAATAAGCATAAACAGAAGAAAGTTCTATACAATTTCTATAGCTTGAGTAACTATGTATATAATATTTAGTATGGTTATTGCAAATATCTATAATCATATTCTTAATAACATCAGTAGAACCAAATATTTTAACAACATGGTCATAAGCTTCTGTATCCCATATGTTTTTATTGATAGTTAACAAAGAACCATCGGCAACATCAATAACTTTGCCATAACCGATATTATCCACATACTCCTTCGTTGCTATATTCGCCACTATTCCCGCAGGGGTTTCAGTAGTTGGACTAACACTTTGGTCGCCTGGTGCATATGTATCAGTATGAAGAATAACTTTTGCTTCATGAGAAGCATAAAAGTGGTATTTACCACCACCTCGTACAAAAACATAGCATGTATCAAAGTGGCTCAAATTACCTAAACCCCTCACAGGGTCTATATCTGTATGAAGGAAATCTGATAAGTATATAGTAGTCTTGCTATCACGATTAACGCCCCAAGCATACGGAGCAAATTCCCAAATTTTGCGAGTAGAAAATCCTCTCTCATGTGTAGACCATGACGGTGTTGTGCCACTATCTAATGATATCAGCACTTCTACTCGTATGTTCATTCTTGCTCCAGAAGCAATCGTAACCGGATACCACGTATTTTCATCCAACCCGGAAGCGTCAATCTCTGTAAGCTGCATCATGTAGCCAACACTACGAGCGCTTGAAATGCTGTCATCGACATATTTCTTATCAGAGACTTCCGCCCAATCCCCATTCTTACGACCGTATGCCTTGCTGTCAGTTGGCGCTTCATCTATGCCGCCAATCTTCCCCTGGCTTACCCATTCACCGTTCACCCATGCGTAGTAATCATAAGGGGCTTCCGTACCTACAGCCATGAACCCGTCAACTGCCGAACCGTCGGGAACAGCGGATTTCAAGGCTTCAAGGGTGGCGTATTCGCCGGCTACCTTAAATGATTTCCCTGGTTCTCCTTGTATACCTGGCTCGCCTTGTTCTCCTTTCAAAAATTCTAAAGGATAATTGACCACAGAAGCTTCACTGTTGCTTCCTGAAGGTTTAAATGCAGGTAATGATGTTACATCATCCGCTTTGTCCGCATTCGGTACTTCATTAACCCCTATGGAGTTAGCCATAAGACGGGCAACTATTTCTTGATAATCCTGTTCTGTCCAAGCCATAATTATTCCTGTTTATCGGTTGCTTCTTCCGGTTGATTGTTGATAGCACGATTGAGCGCGTCAATAAAAAAAGGTTTGCAAAAAGCATTTGCATGCTCTTGTATCAAGGATACTTCTTCATCGGTATACTCTGTCTCTTCATTGGAGTTGTATATCTTCAAAGCGAGTGCATGCGATGCGATACCGTTACCGTTCCGGTATAATACATTCGCAAAATTCTCTCTACAATCTATATTTTCACAATGCTTGCGGGTAATGTCCGTAGCAATCAGTAATTGTTTAAAATTTATCTTTTTCATAACTTTTGCGTTTATTAATTTGCTGGATACGATTTGGTCCTAATATTGTCTTTATAGAAGAAAAGGCCCGCTCTAGGTTCTAAATTGCAGAAATAATTATGTCCTCCCATATTTACCGATATTGACATGTTTCCACCCGATAAACTTACGTCAGAAATTTCTTCGTCTCCATGATATGTATGTAACCTAATTTTGGGATAGTAATTATTCGAACCTCCCCATTCTTCAACCATAAAATTAATACTTCCCACTTCCTTACCGTTTTGATTATACATCCGAATAGAATTAGTATTTGGGTCTATTTCTATTTTTGTGCCTGACGAAGCAGTTGACATTTTGCCAACAATGCTAACATTCCCATTTTCGTCTATCACCAAAGAGTTGTTAGGAGTTCTTACATTTTTAAACACCCCGCTGTTTGCATTTATCTCTCCTTCAAAATATCCACCAATAGCCTTTATTGTCCCGTCTGCCTGAATAGACACATTCCCGTTGGCGGATATATCTCCGGTAAAGTATATGTTTTTGGAAACAACGGAAATGTTATCAAGTGCCACATTGATTTCAGAACCTAATCCGTCTTTTTTGACATATAATTTAAGTTCATCGGTAACCCCATTGATGTCCAGCCCCAACTGCGTTACATCTTCCTCTATTTTTGTAACAGACAATTCAATGCTATCAGCCCGCTGCTCAATCTGTGAGAACTTCTGATTATTACTTTCAGAAAGTTCCTTTACTTCCAACCTGATACTTTCCGCAGTCTGCTTTATTTCGGAACTCAATTTTGTATATAAATCCTCGAATGCGTTTTCGGCAAGAGCCAGCGAATGTATGTATATATCCCCCGTAAACTTCAACTCGAAATCACCCGTTCCGTCCCATGCGCCGGAATACTCCTTCATTGCGTATTCCTCGCCCGGTTCAAGACGTTCGGTGAAATGCAGGTTCTGACCGGGAAATCCTATTGTCAGCGTTCCGGCTGTAGCTACCTTATACCGGAAAGAGATAAAGAACTTCTTCGGTTCTTCCCCTTCCTCATAGGTAGGCTTATTGGCTAAATCAGCATTTGACTGTTTAATTCCGGAAGAAAGAATACGAAGCACGTTTCTATCCCCGTCTCTGATAATGGCAGCCATAGCGTCCTTACGGGAATAGAACTCCCCATTCACTAATAAGAACTTTCCGTTCACGGTGAAGAAATGAACATCGTTCTTTGCCTCCCAACCGTTCGTATTGCTTGCAAATGATGCGTTATACAGATAATTATCCTTTGCCTGCACCTCGTCAAGCACTTTGGAGATTTCAGAGTAAATCAAATCTTCCAATATCTTGAACTGGGTAAGGATATTCACACCCGTTTTCAGGATAAAGTCACCAGTAACTTTATTCCCATTAGGACTGAAAGCTGTCACTTCTTTACCAGTCAAAGAATAAGAATCAATCCCTGCATACTGACGGAAGCTCGGAGTATCATTCCCGTATGCTGCCAATACGATGGCGTTCTGTCTGGTCTTATCCGTCCGGTTGCCTAACTGTACAATGTCATCGCCTGCTTGTGGTGCGGCAGACCCCGTGTCACAGTCGCTCTTCGAAAGGTCTATGTAATTGTCACCTACGCTTGTCACCAACCGCCAATAGTAGGTATTAGAGACATTCTCATGTACGCCTGGCTTGATGTTGAATGTCTGGCTGCGGGCTTGGTCTCCTATTACAAATTCCTGAACAATGGTCTTTTCCCCGTCTGTGTTCTCGAAGTAACAGCGGTAAAAGGTATCGTATTCCTCTACCTTAGAACATGACATGGATGCGGGAGAAAGTATTATCTGACCGCCAACCTGGCGTAATCGCTGTATCAGCAACTCAATAAACGTGGCACTTTTGCGTGCCAACATATGGTCTACTTCCAAATAGCTGTCTCCCGTCTTGCTGTCTACTTTAATAACAAAGCCTTCACCGAGAGCACCGGAAGAAAAGTTCATGGACTGGATGTAGTCTGAAAACAATCCACCTAAGAACTTTATTAAAAATCCAGCTTCGTCCGGTCTGTCTTTTCTTATAAAGAACTTGGATAAAGCCTCTATATCAAGAGCCTTAAAGTAGACAATTCGGTCGGCGGAAGTCCTGATGAACAGTGCTGGGTCGGCATCTGCGACGCATATATATATTTCCCCGAGATTCAGACCTTGTAAATGCTCTTCATCACTCGGAGATAAAGCAGGGGGAGCTGCCTGATTGTTTTCATTAAGAGCATCACCAAACCATAATATTTTACTAAGCCTTTTTTTCATACCTCAACCTTATCAACATTAGTAAATGCAGCTTTTTCTGCGCTGAATTGCAACATCTCTCCATCTTTGGCGTGGTCTATCAGGAATGCAGGGAAAGAGGCGGAAGAACCAGCTTCAGGAGAGCCGCCAATACCTGCAATATCGTTATTCTGCAATTCAAGAGCCATATTTATATGGAACAGCTGGCTATCTTCAATAACTTGCGTCATTTCCGGAACAGAACTTTCCGAACGGACATATCTTGTCCCGTCAATTTCCACCATAGAAAGGCATAAAATACGGTTTATGTGTTTTGCAAACCAATAAGGGACGCCGCTTGAATTTCCTATCGTAAGATTATATACATCATAAGGTACTGCGTATAATTCTTCTATCTCTTGCATTTGGTTGCGATATTGCTCATTATCTATTCGAGGGGAATATCCTCCAGGTTTAAATCCTGCTTCCACACGAAAATTAAATACTTGCTGAATATCATCTACCCAAAATATGTTATCAAAAGCGGAGTTATTGCTTTTATGGGAATAACGGATAAGCACAGTTTCCTCTAACAAGTCGTCAGAGGAGCATACGATAAAAGGTTCTGATGTATATTCGTTGATTGTAACCGTATATACGGCATCCTCCAAGTCTCGAAGAATGGCGTAATACATCACTACATTGTCATTATGATTATATGTGGAAAGTGATATTGGTGTAGAATTTCCTGCGGCAAGATTGTTCAGGCTCGCTGAAACTTCCTCAGAAGCATTAGTGAATACCTGTATATGGATTTTATCAGAAGCGTGGAACTTCTGAATATAGTCCATATCAAGCCCAAACTTATCTTTTACAGGTGAGAAAAAAAGAGGGCAAACATCACCAACTTTTACCATGTCTTTTCGTCCTTTTATAGTGATGTGCAACTTCACACATCATGCGCAAATATACATACTATTTAGACCAATTCCAAATAATACCTTATAAAATAACGAGTGCCTGATAGACTTATATGGAATCTCCTCATCTATTAATCCACACTCTTGACTATCAAAGAATATTTTACCGCTTCCGGTCGTCCATAATTATAGCTTGCACTTTTTACGTAGCCTTTATAAATATGTCCGTTCTTTTCCACCCGAATGTAACCCGTCAAGTCTGACGGTATTTCCAAATCTCCGGTCTTGACGGAAAGTTCTCCTACTGTGAACAGTTTGTTTCCCAATACAATACTCGACCTTTCGCTAACTCCATTGATTGTCACATCACTGTTACCGTCAGATGATGTAAACTCCAACGCGTTGGCAAAAGCACCTATATACCTTGCGTTTGCTTCAATCATAAACCTTTGGGAATACATGGCATTGAACATAGTAGAAGGAGATATGACACCGGATATTGTATATCCATCCCTTACAAGCTTGTATTTTTCTCCGTCAAGTGATGCTCCAACAAAGAATATATCATTATCACTGTCGCTGTCAGTCGTATCTTCACCTCTTTTTTCCGCAAGAAATTCCATACCATAAGCATCGGCTCTATATGGGCTAACTAATTCCAATACGTTATCTGTCAATGTAATGCCGGTGGTGTATTCATTGGTAAAGCGGAATTCATCGCGACCATTTACACTATCGTAATCCTGTTTGTCATACCCGACTTTTACCCCCGAATAAACCAGTCCGGCATTCACATTGTATTCCAAATCGGAAGTGCTGTCCTGCAAATCCTTTATTTCTGTATCTTGGAATAAAGTATCACGATGAACAAATGTCACCTTCTCGTCACCGATTACAGGGACAAACCCAAATTCCGCGCTCATCCAATTGGCGAATTTGGTATAAGATGTATATATTTTGGCATTGGGAAGTCCTCGTATGCTTTCTGCCGGAACTATCATCGCCATGTCTAAACGCTCATCTACTCCGGTGGCGATTTCACCCGTTACATTGTTCTTATCAGTTATAGACCTCAGTAAACGGTTAAGCAATACTTTAGGACTGATACAATCTATTTTTACAGATTTTCCACGCTCGGAAAAACTTATATTTAACGGTGTGTCAAGACTGTTGAATTTAAAATTAACGGGAAAATTTTGATATATAGGGTCAGATTTTGCAAGTGCTATATTGAAATTAATCATCTCACCTGGAGATATTGTCAAATTCTCATCAATATCGACAGTGTATGTATTAAATGTTTGAATTGTAGCGGATTGATAATATATTTTAAGCTCTTTACTATTTTCATTATAAGAGGAAAGCCGTATATATATCGGGAAGGATACGCCTGGTCTCTGATACGTAATGAATACACTGAATTTTACTTTTATCCGTATGGTCAAATCCCTGTCAGATATATTTTTGAACAGATATTCTCCGAATAGACTTTCCGTACTTTCAAATCGGTTTTCAGCCGTATCAAAAACCTCTACAATGTCCTTTGTTGCAATTTCCGGTTGTCCTAACATATAAAAAGGAATAGTATAATAAGCATTAGGATAAGCAGTCATTACATGGGAAACATTAGGCTCCTCTGCGTCACTTGGTATAGACCATTTTATATCACTGTTCATTAACAATCTGTCATAATCCAAAGGTTGGGACTCCTTTATTTCTTTTACCGGGTATTCATACTGCGTGCCTTTCTTTGCCTTAATCAAGCTTGCGAGACTGTTGTCGACGGCATTTATTTCGCACGTCGTATCATTGTAGGAAAATGTGGAGTAGTCCAAAGCACATCTGAACTTTTCATTTAACAGCCATGAGTTATTCCGGGTATAAAACACGAGTGTTGCAGATGAGTTCAGGTAATTCGACAAATATTCTTTCAGCAATAGCGAATAAGCGCCGTTGGTAAACTCAAATTTTGTGGAAAAACTACGAACAACTCCGTCATAATCCCCTCTCTTGAAAGACATCTCTACATCGTCCCAATTAACAAGCTCATTTGTGGCGTCATATGTCATTCCGCCTATCAACAGTTCACATCTGTAATACATATCTATTTCTTTTTTGAAGTTGAACGTATCATAGCATCTATGTCATCACACATACGCCTGACCATATAGGCATATTCTTTGGCGGAGAACGTGTTTTCATCAATGTGCATTTTTACATGGGACATTAAAGAAACGCGTTCTTTGGTAAAATATTCCCTATCCATTTTTATTTTCCCTATATCCGGAGATGTTTCCTGCAATTTTGCAAGGCGGTAATTGTCAGAAGCGGAAACGCTGCTTATCCGGTTCTTTATCTTATCATGTTCGTCCTCTCTGAATTTATAACCCAAAGCAGACATGACTTCTACAGCATCACTCCAGTTTCCGGAAGAAATGAGTTCCTGACATATGGCAAGACAATTTAATCGGATTTGAATTTTCAGCACTTCATTTTTCCGGTTTATTTGAGCGGAAACAGACTTTCCCCCTATTATTGATAAGTATTCATTGCATAGCTTCTCGGCCGCCAAAGCCTTTTCCCTGATACTATATCTTCCGCCTTGAACAACCTTATCAATATCCCCCAGGAATATGTCTATAAAGCGGGAAAGGCATATTTTGTTTAAGTCATTATATATCATATCTTATACTCTGCTTGAAATCCAATTATAATCCGCGATATGGTTGGCTTTCTTCATAATCCGACCAATGTTCTGCAATTGTTTGGTATTACTTTCCATCTTTCTTTCAAGTCGGCTGTAATCGTTGTTTACATTAACAACAATCCCCTCTTCTCTCATATTCTTTAGCTTTTGTTCCAATAAACCATAATCCGATGTAAGTCCTCTACGGTCATAGATATATGACAAATCAGGGATTACCTGCGCATGCGCCGGAAGGTCTACCAATGTCGGCTTATCAGGAGTGATAAAAAGCCCGTTATTAGTTACGATACCCTCTTTCTTGCCGCCATCACCTACTATTGCCAAACCGCCGGGATGGTCTTTTGTTCCTTTGGCGTATTTGGGAATGGGCTGGGCTATTATGGTCGCCAAGCTAACTGCTCCTTGTGCTATAATTAATGGGATTATCTCAGGAGCAGCAAATGGATTAGTCCATGCTTTCATTATAGCTAAAGATGTAGCCATTATCGTTTGTATAATATTGTTAGCCTTGTCAAACTTTGCTTGCTTCTCCTGCAATGCGGCTTTTTTCTTTTCAAGCTCCGCATTTTTCTTTGCTGTTTTATCCTCCGCGGCACGTTTACGAGCTTCCGCTTCTTCGGTGGAGATTGCACCATTTTCTTCAAGTTTTTCTATTCTTTCGACTTCTCTATCATATGCTTCATCATTAGCATCTTGTTCAGCTTCCACTTCTTCCATCTTTCTTTCAAAAATAGCAGTTCCCAAATCTGCAAATCCTCCCAGTAAATCAGATATAGCTTGAATAGTTTCTGCTATTTTATCCATTTTCCTCTTGTTAGCTTCAGCTGATTTATCTACTGCGTTTATTTCTGCATCCCTAACCTTTTCTGCAAGGGCAATTTCAGCTTGTGCTATCTTTTCTTTCAATTTTAATCTATCTTCTTCCGATAGACCTGGTGTATTTAGTTGTTCTTTGGCTAAATCAATGGCTAATTGTGCTTGCTTTATAGCATATTTTTCTGTTATTTCCTGCTTCTTCCTTTCATAATCTTCTTTATTTATTAAACCTTGAGAATATTGTGCAGCTGCTTCATCTAATTCTTTAGACATTGCAGCATTTATAATAACCGATTGAAAAGAATAAGATTCTTGTATTTTCTTATTCTTTTCAGAGGCGTACCTTTCTTCTAAATCTAATCGTTTTCTTTTGTACTTCTCATCAACAAGAAAAACATCTTCTCCGTTTTTTATAGCAGCATTTATAGCTTGCTCCCTTTCGTTATCGAGTAATTCCAATCTTAATCTATATTCTTCTTCGCTCCCTTTTTTTACAATGTCTAATTTATGTTCAATTTGAGACTTTTCTTTATCAAGTCCATAGGATAATTGTTTATCTTCCAAAGCTTCTTGCATTGCTTTTGCAAGATTTTCTCTGGTTGCTTGTTCTTCCTTAGAACTGCCTCTAATAGCTGCAATTCGCTTGTTATAATTCAATGATATTTTAGCAAGTTCTTTCTCTAATCCCTCATCCATTAAATCCAGTTCGGATTGTTGTAAAGCTTCACGAATGCGAATACGCTCTTTAGCGGCTTTTTCCAAAGCTTTCTTTTCTTTATCCGTTAATATTCCATTATTGCCAGCATCGGACGCGTTACTCCCTGCTAAATCAATTTTATTAAGTTGGTTTATCAATGATTCTGTAATAGACGATATTGCTTTTTTACCGGCAGCGGCTTTAGTTGCAACATCAATTTCCTCCTTAATAACACTATTTGTTCTTTTCCATGAAGTTAGAATAGTAAAAAAACCTCTATTTTTTAATTCATCTTCCAATTTATTGCGGTTGGCAATAGCTAATTGATAATCAGTATTTTCAAACTCAAGTCTTGATTTCAAAGTTTCAATGTATTCTTCTTTAGCTTTTATGGCGGCTTCATCGGCTTTCATACCAGATTGTACATATTCTTGATACAAATTTTGCATGTTTCTTGCATTCTTTTCAAGAATATTGGATTTAGCCATTTCATTTTGAGCCATAGCAACTGCTCTATTGTTATAATCATCTTGTAGCTGATTGGCGTCCTTTAATTGATTAGCTACATTCCTAATACCTCTTGCAAAAAAATCAATAACATTCTTTGCTGGTCCAGTGGATTTTTTGAAAGATAACATAAATGCTTCCCATGCCGAAGACAATCCAAGAATTGCTCCTTGTACATTATCCCCCATAGTATTTGCCATGTTCCCAAGTTCTTCTTCAACTCCTGTTATCTGTTCTCTTAAAGGGATAAGCGCATCAATATTAGTAAGCAATGTATTGAATTGAGCCACACTTCTTTTATCAGTGAGTTCAAGCGTAGTATTTAAATCCACACCTTGCTCTTTTAACTTCTTCAACCCATTCACAAGTTCAGGCAATGTTTTTACCGCTCCACCTAATGATTTAGCCAATAGTCCATTACTATCAGCAAGATTAAGGAATATATTTCTTAAAGCTGTCGCGGCCATAGACGCATCAAATCCAGAGTCTGCCAATTTCCCTAATAAGGCTAAAGTATCTTCTATCTGAAAATTGAAAGCTTTTGCCACTGGACCCACAATAGGCATCGCTGTTTGCAAATAAGAAAAAGACAAAGCGCTCTTGGTTGTAGCAACAGCCATTGCAGATACATATCGTTCCGTTTCTGATGTGTCTGCATTAAACATTCTAAGTGCAGCACCTGCAAGAGCTGCTGCTTCTGGCAACTCTGCGCCAGTAGCTTGGGCAAATTTTAAAATACCCTCCGTTGATTGCAAAATTTCATTTTTAGAAAATCCCAATTTAGCCAGTTCTATTTGTAAGGCAGTAGCTTGTGATGCTGTATATTTAGTTGCCGCACCTAATCGTTGAGCATCAGTTGTCAAGTCTTTTATATTTTTAGATGTAGTACCTAAAATTGCTGCTAATTTGCTATTTGCAGCTTCAAAATCAACAATAGATTGAGCACCTGACTTAAATAAACCTATGAGCTTTTGGAACCCACTGATAACAGCTTGTGCTCCAACCATTCCCTTTACCATAGAACCTACCCCAATTCTAACTTCATTGAGTCCGCCTGCTACATTTGACCTTAAGATATTTCCATATCCTTTGGCGACAATTCCTAAATTTTTAAACGTCTTATTTCCGTTTTGTAATTCGACTATTGCAGCCTTTATTTCGTTCTTATATGCCCCAATAGCCATCTTTTGCTTAGTATATGAATCAGTATTTCTGCGTATATACTCTGTATTCTTAGCTATCTGATTATTTAATTGCTGACGCACTTTGTTGTCTTTATCTTCTGCATCAGTAACTTGGGAAACTGCAATGCGAAGCAGTTTATTTTGCTCTTTTGCCTCATTAATAGAATGAACCTCTTTATTTGTCAAAGCAATAGCTTCTTGCGTGGTAATTTTAAGTTTCTTCTTTTCTTGATTAAGCATCTTTTGCTGCTTTAATCTTTCCGTTTCTACTTTAGCCGCTTTTAACTCTGCTTGCGCATTTAAATCATTTGCTTTTGCCTGCTCCAAAGCTTCTTTTGTGGCTTTTTGGGTCTCCTCTGCAATGTTTTTTAAAAGAGCCTTATATTCATTTTGGATGTTAGCAAGTTCTTTCTCTGTTGTAATTAACTTTTTTTGAATCTCTTCAAATAATCTTGCCTTATTAGTCAAGTCGTCATAATTAGAAACCGGAATACTATAAGATTTAGCCAGTTCTTTCCCTAACTCCGCATATGCTTTTTTAACTTCCGTAAATTTATTAGTCAGGCTGGTTAGTTGATTTAAAGCTTTATCGCTTACTACATCGGTAATTACAAACTCGTTTGCCATAAGTCCTAATTTTGAGTGCCATGCAACATCACATGGTGATACAAAGATATTGAATTATTTAGAATTTTCTAAATAAGAAAGGCAAAAATGAAAACCAGAAAAAGGAAGAGAAAAAGAAAAAGCCAAACTTAGTGTCTGGCTTTATTATTTATAAACTGTTTAAATAAGCAGTTGAGAGGAAATGCATATACAGTTTGTTATATTTTCATTCTTCTTTCATTTTTGATAAGAAAAAATCTAAATCTTTTTTTTTCATGGTTAAATACCCATTACTTTTTTTGTCTTGAACAAATATCACTGTACTTCCAAGCACTTTTGATAAACTTACTTCAACATTATTTATTTCATCGGATACATTTTCTCCTTTATAAGTATTGTATAATTTTATGGCTCCTTCAAAAAAAGAAATCACATCTTCTTTCTTGCCATACAAAGGAGATACAATATCTATAATTCTACTATATTCCGAATTTTGCCCCATGAGGAAATATATAGGTTCTCCCCCGTCTACAATTGTTTTATTGATAAATATATTTCCTTTTTTTGCAATTTTTTTTCTAATAGTTTGTGAATTTCCCAAAATGGGAATAAACATTAAAATGGTCAGTAAAAATAATATTTTTTTCATGATGTATATATAAATTAATGATTATATTTATGTTGCCAACAATATAAACTACCTTTTTCAGCTTTTCTTTTACATCTTGTTCCTTTTTTGGTTATAGCAATACATCTCTCCGAAATCCCTTCATTTGTGTTATTATTCCCATTATAATATTTATTCCAAAATTCATATACTGTTCCATTATTTTGATATATCCAAAAACTTTTTCCGTTTAAAATTTCTCCAAAAAGTTCTCCATTATCATACCTAACTTTATCTCCTTCAATATATCCACAGACAGAAACGCTCTCATTTGAATTTTTATCTACTCGCATTTCTATTTTTACAACTCCTTCATTGTTTATAATTTCACATCCTCCTTTCGCATCTGGGAAAAAATTAGATTCGTCAAAACAGCTTCTTAATTCGTAATCCCCAACAAATTGCGATGCATCTATTTTTTCTTTAGAAGAAGAACAAGCCGCTAATAAAAATATAATAAGTGTAAATATCGTATTTTTCATATAAATATTTTTAGGTTTTGTTTAAAAAGCCAGACATTACATCTGGCTTTATTATTTGGAAATAATCTTAAGAATGCAATTAGTATATCACTGCATTTCCACTGATTATATATACCGGTAAATTAGACCTACCCTTTTCTATTTTTTCAATACTAAACGAAATAATCCCATTTGCGCCCATCTCTTTGGCTTTATTAACTGCGGATGAAATCATTCTTTCATAAGTAGGGACATAATATTTTCCAATAGATATGCTTCTTTTTTCATGCACATAGTTTCTATCTTCTTTTTTTACTTTATTTCCTGAATGAAACTCCAAATATATTGGACCTACGGGAGTAAAATCCTTATTCCCAATTTCAGTAGGATTAATTACAAAGTTAGGGTCTTTGACATATTCTCTATAATCAAGGGAATATCCTATTTCATAATAAGTGCTCTTACATGATGTTACTGATAGCAAAATCAGAAACAAAAATAATAGTTTTTTCATAAGCCTTTAAATGTTATCAGATTTTTTTATGTTGCAATTTTTACAAAGAATTTGAAGATTTCTAAACGTACCCCAATTAACTAACTAAATTTAATACCCATTTTCCATTGGGTGCAATTGATAGCTACCGTTAACATCTTCAAAGAGATAATACTTTCCAATCTCCATGATAAATTTATTTAACCATAGTTCAGATATAGTATTATCAATTCTTTTGATATACAAAGGAGAGCCATGTACAATGCAAATATCATCTAATGTTTTTTTATTTCTAACAAACATGTAAAAGACATTATCTAATTTATATGCAGAAATATTAGGATGTATTTTTTTATCAAAAAAAACATCTGATATATTCTGATTATCAAACAATAACATGAAACAATTATAATTTGCTTTCAAAGTTAAATTATCCATGTCCTTTGTGATAGTAACGACTTCATCAAAGGATAGAGAAACTGTGTCTTGTGCAATATATTGCGCAGTACCCTTTTTCGTACTATTTATGGGATATGATATACCTTTTACTTTATATTTACCTTCTTTTAATTTGATAAAATCCTTATTCTCCCAATATCCTTTGACAACCAAAGAATCGCTTTCATCCATCTTTTTAAAAGAGATTTCATATTGCCGTGGAGTCAGTTTTCGAGTTTCGATATATTTATTATAAAAATCAGAATATAAATCCATTGATTTAGTCATACTACCCTCTTTCAACAAAGTATAATTCAATAAAATCTCTACTTCTTCATTGTCATTTGGAATATTTATAATCTCATCATCAGAAGAACAAGAAAAAAATAACAATATAAATAAGAAAGATAATGATAAATGTTTCATAAAAAGATATTTGTTTTAAGTTTTGTTTGCAAAGTAATTCCTAATAAATCATTTTGACAATATTTTTAACGGAAATCTTTGTAATTTAGACTGATTATAAATAACAACATTTACGTTATGATACCCCGTCAGCAATACGGCTGGCGGGCAGATGGCAGGAATAATGACTAAAACAAATATTCATCTATTATGGAAATCAGCACAGCAATGATGCAACACATCCTCCGATTGACGGAAGGATA